CCACGATCATGGGCATGCTCGAGGGCAAGAAGAAAAACTTTCGCAAGGACGGCAGGCTGAGCCAAGCGGGCGCTGCGCGCGTCATGTCGAAAAAGCCGCTGGTCGCGTCGGGGTTGCTGCAGGACACGATCAACTATCAGATCGACGGCGACAGCCTCTTCGTGGGCACCAACCGATTCGCCGGGCAGTGGGACGGCGGCGCCGCCGTGCATCAGTTCGGCAGCAAGGACGGCAGCATCCCCGCCCGCCCCTTCCTCGGGACGGATGACGAGGACGTGGCGAAGATGCTCGATGTGCTCGAGCGCTACCTCGTCGGCTGACCCGCTCCGGCGGGCCTGCAGCAGTCCGTAGCCCCCCGAACGGTTACCCCTCTTGCCGCGCCATGTCCGCGCCCATCATCGGCGCCATGGCTACCCGCACCGCTACCCTCTCCCTGCTGATCCCCGCCGCAGCCGCTGAAATCCAGCTGCTGCCGGCGGGGCTTTTTCGTGCTGCGGACGGCTCCGGCCGCCCCGAGGGGCTCGATGGCTGGTTCATCGACGCCGAGATCGCCGGGCGCCTCATCGTCCAGGCCGCCGCGCGTCAGACCAAGTTCGTCATCGACTACGAGCACCAGACGTTCCTGGCCGAGAAGAACGGCCAGCCCGCGCCCGCGGCAGGCTGGTTCGACGGCCGCGGGCTGGAATGGCGCGAGGGCCGCGGCCTCTTCGCGACCCAGGTGGAATGGACCGAGCGCGCTCGCAACATGATCCGCGACGGCGAGTACCGCTACTTGTCGCCGGCCTTCACCTGGGACGACGCCACCGGCGCCGTCAAGCTGCTGGTGAATGCCGGCCTCACCAATAACCCCGGTCTCGACGGCATGGCCGCCGTGGCCCTTTCCGCGTACATCCAGCAGTCCCACCAGGAGGACCCCGACGTGAACGAAACCCTCAAGAAGCTGCTCGCCGCCATCGGCTTGCCGGCGGAAACCGACGAGGCGACGGCCCTGACCGCCGTCGCGGCGCTCAAGGCCAAGGCCGACCAGGCCGGCGGCCTCGAGGCGCAGGTCGCCACCCTGGCGGCCAAGGCGGGCGCGGCGCCGGATCCGGCGCGCTACGTGCCGGTCGAGACCTTCGCCGCCGTGCAGGGCCAGCTGGCCACGCTGACCGCGCAGGTCGAAACCACCGAACGTACCGCCCTGATCAACGCGGGCCTCGCCGATGGCCGCCTGAATCCGGCCGCTGTCGAGTGGGCCAAGAGCCTGCCGGTGGCGCAGCTGCGCGGCTTTCTCGAAGTGGCCGCGCCGCTGGCTGCGCTGAAGGGCATGCAGAGCCAGGGCAAGGAGCCGGGCAAGCGGCCCCAGGGCGCCGGCGGCCTGACCGCTGACGAGCTCGCCGTGTGCCGCGCCATGGGGCTCTCGGCCGATGAATTCGCCAAGCACAAGGAGGCCTGACCATGGCCGCACTGACCGCCGACCGCCGCACCCCCTACCGCACCGCCGAGGACTTCGAGTTCCCGGTCGCGGCCTCGACCCTGATCTATGCGGGCGCCCTCGTCTGCATCAACACCTCGAACCTCGCCACCAAGGGCGCCGTGTCGACCACCCTCAAGTGCGTCGGCGTCGCCCAGGCCACCGCCGACAACAGCGCCGGCGTCGCCAGCGCGATCCGCGTGCAGGTGCGGCGCGGTTGCTTCCGGTTCGCGAATAGCGCCAGCACCGATGCGATCGCCCTGGCCGATGTCGGCGCCGATTGCTACATCGTCGATGACCAGACGGTGGCCAAGACCAACGGCAGCGCGTCGCGCAGCGTGGCCGGCAAGGTCCGCGACGTGGACGCCGATGGCGTCTGGGTCGAGATCTGAACCCCCTTCCCCCTGGAGACTCCGCACATGAAAACCACCCTCCGCACCCTCGTCGGGCTCAGCATCGTTGCGCTGGCCGTCGTCGGCCTCGCCTTCGGCGTCGCCACGCCCGGCGCCTTCCAGCAGCCTGCCGCGGGCGACCTCGCCCTGCTCGGTCTGGGCGGCATCATCGTCAACCGCGAGAACCTCAACACCATCTACACCGGCTTCAAGACGGCGTTCCAGGGCGCGTTCTCGGGCGTTACGCCCGACTGGAGCAAGGTCGCCACGTTGGTGCCCTCGGCCACGAAAACCGAGGACTACGCCTGGCTGAGCCAGTGGCCCAAGCTGCGCGAATGGATCGGCGACCGCCAGATCAAGAGCCTTGCGGCGAGCGGCTACCAGATCACCAACAAGAAGTTCGAGTCGAGCGTCGGCATCCCGCGCGATGACATCGAGGACGACAGCTACGGCGTCCTCACCCCGCTCTTCTCCGAGATGGGCTACGCCGCAGCCACGCACGCCGACGAGCTCGTGTTCGCGCTGCTCGCCGCCGGCAACAGCACCGAGTGCTACGACGGCCAGTTCTTCTTCGACACCGATCACCCGGTGGGCGCCGGCACGGTCAGCAACAGCCTGGGCGGCGCCGGTACCGCGTGGTACCTGCTCGACGCCACCCGCCCGCTCAAGCCGCTGATCTTCCAGCGCCGCAAGGACTATGCGCTGAAGGCGATGACCGACGAGCGCGACGAGGCGGTGTTCATGCGCGACGAGTACCGATACGGCGTGGATGCGCGCTGCAACGTGGGCTTCGGCTTCTGGCAGATGGCGGTTCGCTCCCAGCAGACCCTCGACGAGACCAACTACGGCACCGCCCGCGCCGCGATGATGGCCTTCAAGTCGGACGAAGGGCGCCCGCTCGGCGTGCGCCCCTCGCTGCTCGTGGTCCCCCCCAGCCTCGAGGCCGCCGCCCTCAAGCTCGTGCAGGCCGAGAACAACGCCGCCGGCGCCACCAACATCTACCGCAACAGCGCCCAGGTGCTCGTCTGCCCCTGGCTGACCTAATACCACCCGCGCAGGCCGTGATCGGTGGGGGCTGGCAGCCGCCCACACCGGGAGTCTCGTGACTGCCTAGACCGGAAACCTCGGGGACGGGGTTGGATGACCGGCGACAGGTTCGGCTTAGCCCCGTCCACCATCGATCCTCCCGCCCGCCTGCGCGGGCGCTTCCCCAGGAGCCCCGCATGAGCACCCGCAAGCCCAAGGCCGACACGGCCGCCCAGCCCCCCGAGAGCGCCGCCGAGCTGGCGCCCGAGATCGTCCCCCCCGCCACCGAGCCCACTGCCGAGCTGGCGCCCGAGATCGACGCGATCGCCGTTACCGAGGGCGCCGAGGCGCTGGAGGATGGCGCGGCAGTAACGGAGGACCCCGCGGCCGCCCCCGAGCCTGCGCACTACCTGGTCGCAGCTTGCCGCCCCCGCGGCCGCTGGCGCGCCGGCCGCTTCTGGCCGCCCGAGCCGATCCGCGTCGCCCGCGACGAGCTCGACGACGAGGCCTGGGCGCTGCTCCAGGCCGACCCGGTCCTGACCGTCACCCCGGAGGCCTGACATGTCCGAGAGCTACCGCAAGAAGCACGAGAGCCGACAGTCTGCCGATTGGCTCGTCGACGCCGATGGCACGCCGCTGGGGCTGATCGGGCCCGAGGGAAAAATCTATCAGCCAGTGATCGCCGAGAAAACGAGCCCGGGTGGGGGGAATAGAATTCCGGGTCGATTCGAGCCGCTCGACATCCGCCCGCGCTACCCAGCGGAATACCAGAAGGCTCCGCTTCGGAGTCATGGTCTGCCAACGTCCGGCCTGGACGAAAAGGCGGTGCCTGGCGCAACTGTCACGCTCTCCGTCGATGCGGTCAATACCTACAACGGCCAGCCGGTGATCCAGATCGACATCACTGGTACGCCGACCGGCTCATACCTGCAGGTGGGTCGGCTTGCCGCAGACTACCTACTCGACGCCGATGGGCAGGACATTGCCAATCGCTCAGTCGTTCTGGCGATGAAGCTGCCTGCCGGGATGCCCGCGCCGACCGCCGCAAACCTTTATCTTTCGGATGCATCGTTTGCAAACTACGCGCGGTACGTTTGTCCGCTGGTTGGCGTAAGTGCGGACGGTTATCACCTGTTCCAAAAAGAGGTGGTCGGCGCGACCCAATTAGTGGGCACGTTGCCGGCACTTTCAAGCGGTCTGCGCACGCGCGTCCGCGTCGATTTCGCGGCAAACGTGATTGTGGGACAAATCAAAATGTCCGCGCCGAACATCCTGCCACTGCCTAAGCCCACGGTAGTGTGGACGAATGATGACGGCTATACGGAATGGATGTGGCTTGCCGCCGCAGCGAGAAAACGCGGGATTGACCTGTCGTTCGGGATTTCGTACAGCTACCTCAACACCCCGGGTTTTTTGACCGACGCCGAAGTCATCGCGTTGCAAGACAAGTACGGCCACGAGATCACGAATCACGCCGGGCCGAACGTCAGCTACTTCGAAAGCAGCCTGGCGGCTTACATGGCTGAAGTGAATGCTTGCACGGAATACTTGATTCGACTCGGCATCAACTCGAAGACAGTTGCTCTGCATCAGTATGTGAAAGGGCACGAGGACGCGACGCTGCGCGCAGCAATGAGGGCTGCGGGATTTGCGTCATGCCGCGCCACAAACACCGGCTACAAAGCTGCGCGCTCGGCGGCGTTTGCAATGGGGGGGCCGGGCATCGATGGCCTGTACAACATCCCGAATTGCATTAATCTCAGCAACACGACCGATCTTGCTACAACAAAAACTCAGCTTACGAACGCGACGAAGATCGGCGCCGCGTTTATTGTCGGCCACAGATACGAGGCAGCAGCCGGCGATATTTCGTGGATCAACGGGTATGACGCGAACTACGGGGTGCTGGGATTGATGGACTGGCTCGCGGAGCGCCGTGACGTAGACGGCTGGCAAATCAAGACGTGGCGGCAGTGGTACGACGATCTCTACGATGCGCAGTGCCCGATGACGCTGTGACGCCACGAATCTAACCCCCCTCGCGCGCTCGTCCCCGCGACCAACGAAAAGCCCGGCATCGCCGGGCTTTTTCATTCTGGGAGTGCTGCACCAGGTGCGACGTAGTCGGGGTCGCCTGGTCGGGATCCGTAGCGGTACGCGGCCACCTGGCGGTTGTCGCGGGTCATCAGCAGTAGGTGTGTAGCGTCGTAGGGCGCAGCGTACAGCGCCCAGAATGCGGCCTGGGCGGCCGCGGGGGATGGCGTGGCGGTGCGGGTGTCAGTCAGCACTGCGCTGCCGCGCCGCCCGCCCCGCTGCTGTAACACATAGACCTTGTACATCGCCGCCCCCGCTGCTGCTGCTGATCACACCTCGAGCGTCTTCCACTCGCCATCGCTGAGGCCCCGGTCGTCATTATAGATGTCCGTCATCGATTGGCGCTTGTGTCCGAGCAGCGTGCGGGTGTCGATCCCCTGCTTGCGGTAGAGCCGCTCCGCGAGGCTGCGGCATTCGTGCAGGCACGGCGGCAGGCCGGTGCCGGTGTGCTTGCCATAGACGCCCTCTCGCGCGTCCTCAAATCGCGCGGACAGCGACGGGCACACCGGCCGCTCGCCGGTGCTCTTGCGCAGCAGGTACTCGCCGGCGGGCGCGTAGTCGCGGCACTGCTCGATGGCCTCGCCCAGGCTGACGCCAATCGCCTCGAGGCGCAGGTCGAGCGGCAGGCGGACGCGGGCGCCCTTCTTCTGCTGCTGGATGTAGAGGTAGCCGTCGCGCACGTCCTCGAAGCGCATCTTCTGCAGGTCGGCGCGGCGCTGCCCGGAGACGAGCGCGAGCAGGATCATGCGGGAGGCCCACGGCGGCTGATTGGCCTGCGACCAGGCGTAGATGCGCTGCCACTCGTCGAGCGTGAGCCGGCGCCGGGCGACCTTGGTCGGCTGGTGGCGGACCGAGGCCGCGGGGTTGGTGTTGATCCAGCCGTAGGCGACGGCCTCGCCGAAGCAGTCGCGAGCTTCGATCAGCACCCTGCGCGCCAGGTGCGGGTACTGCGCGTGCAGCCGGCGCAGCAGCTGCGCGACCTCGTGCGGGCGGATGGACGAGATCGTGCGCGCGCCGAACTCGTCGATCAGCCGGCGCAGGCTGGCATTGCGGTTCTGCAGGGTCTTGGGTTGGATGGGCCTGGCGTCGATGATCTGACGATACACGGTGACCCAGTCCGAGAAGGTGCGGTACCGGGGCATGACACGCCCCAGCGTTTTGGACAGCAGCGACATTGCGCGGTCTCCTGTCGAGACACCCGGAACCCGCCGGGACGGTGGCGCGCTCTAGGCGCGCGATAGCTGTGATTATATACACGTAACCAAGCCACTGTCGCCTGAGCCGCTCAGGCGGCCCCCCCGAACGTTTTCCCGCTCCGCTGCGCGGGCCGCACGGCAGAAGATGACGCCATCCCGTCACTACGGCGCATCCCATGCCCTACGCAACGCAGACCGACCTGGTCGAGCATTTCGGCGCAGACGAGCTGATCGAACTGACCGATCGCGATACGCCCCCGTCGGGCGAGATCGATGCGGCGGTGCTGGCGCACGCCCAGGCGGCCGCTGACTCCGAGATCGACGGCTATATCGCGATGCGTCATGCGCTGCCGCTGGCGACCGTGCCGGCACGGCTGACGCACCTGGCGTGCGACATCACGCGCTATCACCTCTACACCCACTCCGCGCCCGAGCTGGTCGAAAAGCGCTACCTCGCCGCCGTCGCATTCCTGCGCCTGGTGGCCGACGGCCGCGCCAGTCTCGGGCTGCCCGAGCATAGCGGCAGCGCCGGCATGGGCATGGTCGAGATCAGCACCGGCCGACAGCTGTTCGCGCGCGGAGACCGCCGATGAGCTCGCTGGCAGAGGACTGGCTGGCTGCTGCAGAGCCGATCGTGACGCGCCTGCGCGCCCAGGTTCCCGCGCTGCGCATGGTCGAGACGATGACTACCCTGGCCGCGGATGCGATCGACCAGCGCGTCAAGGCCCAGGCGCCCGCGGCCGTCGTGGCCTACCTCGGAGACCGCATCACCCCGGATCCGCGCGCGCCGCGCCTCACCGTTGGCGCGCAGCGCTGGGTGGTGGTGCTCGCCGTGCGCAACGCCCGCCAGGGCGGAGACAACACCGCACTCGCCGGCGAGGC